GGGCAAACGGCGGGGCGCAGACGACCCGCGTCACCTCTGGCCCCATGTCGCCCGCATCATCGGTGAGGTCGAGCCGCCCTTCCTCTTCCTCGAGAATCTCCCCCCTCATCTCCGCCTCGGCTTCCCCGAAGTCGCCGCAGGACTGGTCGGCATGGGCTACCGCCTTGCGGCAGGCCTCTTCACGGCGGCGGAAGTCGGGGCGCCCCACAAGCGCGAGCGGCTCTTCATCCTCGCGATCCGCGAGGGGGATGAGCTGGCCGACCCCGCGCGCCTGCTCTGGCACCCGGTCGAGTGGCGGGAACCGGACGGAACTGCTGCGCCTCTGGCCGACGCCGAGGGCCAGCGCCAACGAGAACCGGCAGACGAAACCGACGCCCTCGCAGGAAGCAGGCCAGCACGGCATGAACCTCGCGACGACAGCCGCGATGTGGCCGACGCCCCAGATCGACAGTTTCCGCAGCCGGGGCGGCGAGCGGCGCGACGAGAAGGGTCTGGACCGGATGGCGCGCGACTGGCCGACGCCGATGGCGAACGACGGCTGCAAGCCGAGCGCGGGCAACCGGCGGAAGGCGGACTTGACCCACGCCAGCCAGATGTGGATGACGCCGACGGCCCGCGATCACAAGGACGGGGCGACGACCCTGGCGAACACGCCGGTGAATGGCCTGCTTGGCCGCCAGGTCCTGGTGACGCCGATGGCTGGGAGCGATACCTGCGATGTGCGCCGGACCTTGAACCCGCTGTTCGTCGAGGCGCTGATGGGCTGGCCCACCGGGTGGACCGGCTTCGCCTCTGTGGCAACGGGGTGGTCCCCCTGGTTGCGGCGCATGCGCTGCGAGCTTTGGCAGTTGAACTGCTGGCCGATGGATGAGGTGGCGGCATGAAAACCTGGACGATCCATCAGGTCGCCGACGCCTGCGCCATGACGAAGGGCGACCTGAGCCAATGGATCTCGCGTGGTCATTTCCGACCTTCCGTGGCTGTGCGGCCCGGTCAGCGCCGACGGTTCGATTGGCGCGATCTCGCGTGCCTCGCGGTCATGAGCGCGCTTCGGAAGCACTGTCTGTCGATCAACGCGATGGCGCTGATCGTCTCGGACCTGCGCGACGACCTCTCCGGGATGAACGACATCTCCGACATCTCGGGCCGGTCCTTCTTCTGCGCGGACTGGGGCAAGAGCCAACCCCATCAGACCGTGGGGCTCGTCACCGAAACGGACCTCTTGGCAGTGCTGAAACGGCGACCCGAGACCGTGATCATCGTGGACGTCGCGGCCGTGTACCGTGATGCCGCTGGCGCGATCCCCGCCGTGACCGCCACGGGAGGTGCCGCGCGATGAAGCAGAGCCGGATCATGTCGATGGTCGAGACCGCGACGAATGTCGTCGCAGGCTACGTGCTGGCCATTGCCACGCAGATCGTCGTCTTCCCTTGGTTCGGGATCGAGACGGGGCTCGCGGAGCAGCTGACCATCGGGCTCGCCTTCGTGGGCGTCTCGCTGGTGCGCGGCTACCTGCTGCGGCGGTTGTTCGAGGCGATCCGGGTCCGGAGCGCGGAATGAGACGCCGCCGCCCCATCCGGGACGGCGGCTTCGGGACCTTCGATCTGTGCTGCGTCAGTCGTCGAGGATCATGTAAGTCCTTCCGCGCCCTTCGATCTTCTCGGAGATGATGGTCAGCCCGAGCTTCTTCTTCAACGCCCCGGCCAGCGCGCCTCTCGCTGTATGTGGCAGCCATTCGAGCGCGGTGGCGATCTCTTCGACGGTGGCGCCGCCCGGCGCGCGCAGCATCACGATCAGGGCTTCCTGCTTGGTGCCTTTCCGGCGCTGGACCGGTGCGGTCACGGTTTCGGTTGCCTTCGTGGTCGTTTCGGCCTCCGTGATACCGAGCGTGGTCTGTGCCAGCGGCGTCGCGCGCAGGGTGATCGGGCCGCGCTCCTCGTCGTGCCGCCAGACGGTGTTGAGGTCGGTGGCGGGGATTTCCTCGATCAGCCCGAGCTTCAGGAGGCTCTTGCAGACATTGCCGACGGCGCCGCCCTTCAGCTTGGCGGTGACGGGAAATACCGCGCCATCTTCGCGCGCGCAGGCCGCAGAGAGGACAACGGCTTGGGTGTCGGTCAGCTGGATCTGGGTCATGGGGTCGTCTCCGTTCTTGGGGCCGCGACCGTCGCAGCCCTCCTACGACCCCAAGCCGCGCGGGGCGCGCGGCGAGAGTTCTGGCGTTGCGGTTGGTCAGACGGCGTGTTCGCCTTCCTTGAAGGCGCTGTCGGTGATCTCGCGCAGCTTGGCGCGGTAGTGGTTCAGGGTGCCGACGTGCCCCCAATGGATCTCGTCGGGGCTGGTCTCGAAGTGGTCGGCGCTGAGGGCGGCGAGGCGTTCCAGCATCGCGTCGATTTCGAATTTGGCGGCGAGGAAGGCGTCGAGGGCTTTCGTGTTGTCTTGTGCGCGGCGGGTCATCGGGGTGCCTCCATGATGAGTTGCATCGTCCTTCTGGAGACACGTTCCCTCTGTCCGCACCGCTTATCAACTCGATAAGCACATGATTCTGAATGATAATCGGAGCCGTCGATGCAGGGCATGAGCGAGCGCCAGTACGCCGCCCATGTCGGGCTGTCGCGGGGAGCGATCCAGAAAGCGAAGGCGGCCGAACGGTTGGTGCTGTTCGCCGATGGCAGCATTGATGCCGGGGCCAGCGATGTGCGTCGGGCGGAAACCACCGACCCGTCGAAGACCCGGAAGCCGCCCGAACCGAAGTTGAAGCCGGTGCCCGAGGCGGCAGTGGCCGCTGTCGGCGATACCCTGCGCGAGCAGGGTCTGGCGGTGCCAGCGGTTGGCGGTGGCACGACCTTCCTGCAGGCCAAGACCGCGAACGAGGTGCTGAAGGCGCAGGAGCGTCGCATCCGGCTCCAGAAGCTGAAGGGGGAGTTGATCGAGCGGGCCCGCGCGCTGTCGCTGGTGTTCCGGCTGGCGCGGGAGGAACGGGACGCGTGGGTGAACTGGCCTGCGCGTGCGGCGGCGCTGATGGCGGCCGATCTCTCGGCCTCGTGCCGCGACGCGACGGGCCAGCAGATCACCGTGGAGCCAGCCGCGATGCAGAAGGTCCTGGAAAAACATGTCCGTGCCCACCTCGACGAGCTTGCCGAGGTCCGGCCTGATTTCCGGTGACGATGATGGCCTGACCGATTTCGACGGCGCAGCAGAAATCCTGCGCACCTGGGGCGCGGGGCTGACGCCAGACCCGGACCTGACAGTTTCGCAATGGGCCGACCGGCACCGGATGCTGTCGGGGCGGGCCTCGGCCGAGCCTGGGCGATATCGCACCGCGCGCACGCCTTATATGCGCGAAATCATGGACCGGCTGTCGCCCGGCGACGAGATGCAGCGCATCGTCTTCATGAAGGCGGCACAGGTCGGGGCCACCGAGGCAGGCAACAACTGGATCGGCTTTGCCATCCATCAGGCGCCGGGCCCGATGCTGGCCGTCCAGCCGACGGTGGAACTGGCGAAACGGAACTCACGCCAGCGGATCGATCCGCTGATCGACGAGAGCCCCGACCTGCGGGAGCGGGTCAAACCGGCGCGATCCCGCGACGCAGGCAACACCATGCTGTCGAAGGAATTCGCGGGCGGCATCCTGATCATGACCGGGGCGAACTCGGCGGTGGGGCTGCGGTCCACCCCGGCACGCTACATCTTTCTCGACGAGGTCGATGCCTATCCTGCCTCGGCCGACGAGGAAGGCGATCCGGTCACGCTGGCGGAAGCGCGGTCGCTGACCTTCGCCCACCGGCGCAAGGTGTTTCTGGTCTCGACCCCCACCATCCGGGGGCTTTCGCGCATCGAGCGCGAGTACGAGGCGTCCGACCAACGCCGGTTCTTCGTGCCGTGCCCGCACTGCGGCCATGCGCAATGGCTGAAGTTCGACCGGCTGCGCTGGCAGAAGGGGCGACCGGAAACGGCGGAATATATCTGCGAGAGCTGCGACATGCCCATCGCGGAGCACCACAAGACGGCGATGCTGGAGGGCGGCGAATGGCGGGCGACCGCCGTTGCCTCAGATCCGACCACGGTCGGGTATCACCTCTCGGCGCTCTATTCGCCGGTGGGCTGGCTCAGCTGGTCCCGCATTGCCCGTGGCTGGGAGGCGGCCCAAGGGTCGGACGAGGCGATCAAGGCGTTCCGCAACACGATCCTCGGCGAGACATGGGTCGAGAGCGGCGAAGCCCCGGACTGGCAGCGGCTCTATGACCGGCGCGAGCGCTGGGCATCCGGCACCGTGCCTGCGGGCGGGCTGTTCCTGACCGCCGGGGCCGATGTGCAAAAGGATCGGATCGAGGTCGATGTCTGGGCCTGGGGCCGCGGGCTCGAAAGCTGGCTCGTCGATCACGTCGTGATCGAGGGCGGGCCGGACCGACACGATGCCTGGTCGGAGCTGACGACCTTGCTGGATCGGTCCTGGCCGCACGAACGCGGGGCGCATCTTCGGATCGCGCGGCTCGCCATCGACACCGGCTACGAGGCCCCGGCGGTCTATTCGTGGTCACGGGCGCAGGGGTTCGGCCAGGTATCGCCGGTGAAGGGTGTCGAAGGGTTCAACCGCTCGAGCCCTGTCTCGGGGCCGACCTTCGTCGATGCGACCGAGGGCGGCAAACGCCTGCGGCGCGGCGCAAGGCTCTGGACCGTGGCGGTGTCCACCTTCAAGGCCGAGACCTATCGCTACCTGCGGCTGGAGAGACCGACGACCGAGGAACGCGCCGAGGGCACGACCTTCCCGCCTGGCACGATCCACCTGCCGACATGGGTGGATAGCGAATGGCTGAAGCAGGTCGTGGCCGAACAACTGGTGACAGTTCGCACTAAGCGGGGCTTCGCCAAGCTCGAATGGCAGAAACTGCGCGAGCGCAACGAGGCGCTGGACTGCCGAGTCTACGCCCGCGCCGCTGCCTGGATCGCGGGCGCGGATCGCTGGCCGGAAGCTCGGTGGCAGGATCTGGAACGGCAGTTCCCGGACCGGGTCGCAATTCGGGCCGAGAGCGGACCAACGCCAGCGCGTATTCCAGGGACTCCACAGGGGCCTCGGCGTAGGACGGTGCGCTCGACCTATATGGGCTGACCTTCGGAACTATTGCTGTCGCAGCGCACGGCTGCGGGCGAAGGCCTCGAGCGAAACTTTGCGCCGAGTGGCAAGATCGCGGACGCGCGCCGCGATTTCTGGTTCGCCAAAGTCCACCGGGTTGAAGGGGCCGCCATACCAGCGGACCATGTCCTTGTGCTGCGGATGGCGGCGGTTTGCGATGGCCTCGACGAACTCCATGAAGCCGGGTGGACCACCCACGTCCTCGGGCGGCGCGGTGCGCTCGCCCGCGACGAACAGCGGATAATCTGTGCCGGGATCGGGCGCGCCGACGTGTTCGACAAGGACGCGGTGCTGCCAGTCGTCACCGAAATCGTAGGTGTAGAGGAACTCGGTGACGCCGCGATCGATCAGTGTGCCGAGGCGCATGCCCTTGGCCTGATAGATC